ACTCATTTTTTCAAAGAAGGTTCTAAGGTAATTCCAGGCAATCTAACTTATGATAACAACTTTACATGTGTTCAAGTTGAAGATGCGTTTTTAGGCGTTTCAGTTTCATTATACACAAGTCAGTTAGTGGGATTGAGAATAACAGGTGCAAGATCAGGTGTAACAGCGACAATTAAAAAAATATTATCAAAAGAAGATTCCGATAGAGGTAATTTAACATTTTATATTAAGTATGAAAAATCTGGTGAAGATTTTACTACTGAAAAATTTGATGATGGAGAGAGTTTATCAGCGAATAGAGATATTGTTTATGGTGCAAGTGTTATCGCTGCAGGCGAACCTTTTGCAAATACATTAGCATTTGGTGCAAATGAGACTGGATCTGCAATGTCAATTGGAGAAGGTGTATATTTTATTCGTGGAACTTTTGCTCAAGTTCAAAATGAAACACTAATTTTAGATCAGTATAATTCAACACCTTCATATCGTGTTGGATTTGATGTTCAAGAGGATTTTATTAGCGCTGATGAGGACACATCATTAAATGATAATGCATCAGGATTCACAAACTTCGCTGCTCCTGGCGCTGATCGTCTTCAAATTAAGATTAGTTTGACAAAGAAGAATCTTGACGATACAAATGATCAAAATTTTGTAGAAATTTCTCGTGTTCAAGAGGGAGAGTTACAAACTTTTGTAAAAGACACTCAATACAATCTACTTAATGATAGATTAGCTAGAAGAACATACGAAGAATCTGGGGATTACTATGTAAAACCTTTTGAAGTTTTTGTGAAAGAATCATTAAATGATTCAATAGGAAATAAAGGAGTTTATAGTCCAGAACAAAAAACACAACAAGGTAATATACCATCAGATGATTTGATGGTACTACAAATATCGCCAGGAAAAGCTTATGTAAAAGGGTATGCAATAGAAAAGATAGCAACAGGATTTATTGATGTTCCAAAACCAAGAACAACTAGAACTGTTGATCAAGAGGCGGTAAGTTATACAACTGGTGATCCATTACTTGTTAATAATGTTTTTGGATCTCCAAGTTTAGGCATTGGAACCACAGCGACTGTCGCTTTGATGTCAAGAAGAAGAGGTGACACCACTTCACAAAGTATTGAGGTCGGTCTTGCAAGACTGTATGATTTTAAAGCACAATCAGCAAGTTTTGTAAATCAAACCACTCAATATGAAACTCGTCTATTTGATATTAAAACATTTACAATTATTAAAGTTGGGACTGCGATTACTTCATTAACTGCATCTGATCACATAGAAGGTGCAAGGAGTGGTGCAACAGGATTTGCACATTCAACTGGATCTAATCTTACAGATTTTAGTTTGATAGACGTAAACGGTAAATTTATCAAAGATGAATCTATTATAATTAATGGCGTTCAAGATGGAAGAGTTATAACCAAAGTTGATTCTTTTGGATTTAATGATGTTAAATCATTAAAAAGTTCTGTTGGTGTATCAACATTTGAAGCTGATATTTTATTAGATACTGGAACTAAATTAAGTAACATTGTTTCTGGTAATTTTAGACTAAGTAATATTGATGGAGAAAAAGGTATAGGTAACAGTGGTATTATTACATCATCTGGTAGCAATTTTGTTGGTCTTATAACTGCAAATAATATTGTAAGTTATAGTGTGCCTGGCGAGACTCTTCCAAGATTTAATAGAATCACTGGTGTATCAACTGATGGGTCAAAAATTAATTTAGTTGGTGTCACATCAGTTCCTGGCGTCTGTAATGGTGGAGTTTTAGATGGTGTAATGGCAGGGTCACTTGACGTAAATGACCTTTTACTTCGTAAAACAAGTTTTGAAATAAGTGAAAATAGTCTTTTAACTCCAGTAAGACATAATAATATTGAAAGTTTAGATGTAACAACAACTACAATTCAACTTAGAAAACAATTTTCTGACATTACTGTAAGCGCAACTGGTTCATTTACATCTCCTACTGCTGGTGCAGATTTCTTCTTCCAACCTTTTGATGAGGAAAGATATTTTATATCCTATGATGATGGATCAATAGAACCATTAAAAGAAAGTCAGGTAGAGATTGCTGCTGATAAGAAAACTGTAACCTTTGTTGGATTAAGTAAAGCAGATATAAAAGCTAATCTGTTTGCAACAGTTTTAAAGAGTAAGGTTAAAAATAAACTTAAGAAATTAAATGAGGCGAATGTAATTAATATCACTCGTTCTACATTATCTTCATCTGGTATTGGAACAAACAGTTTGAATGATGGTTTAACATTTAACAGAGTGTTTGGAACTAGGGTTCAAGATCGTAAAATTTCATTAAATGTTCCTGATGCGTGTCAATTACTAGCTGTATTTGAATCAAATGATAGTGGTGATGCTGATTTACCATCACTAGTTTTGACAGCATATTCTGGGCCTAGTGGAAATAATTCAGATCTAATTGTTGGAGAAAAATTAACAGGATTAGATAGTAATGCTGTTGCTGTTGTTGTAGAAAAACCAAGTGCAACAGCAGTTGGAGTCGTTTTCTTAAATCAAAATACATTCAATGTTGGTGAAACAGTTAAGGCTGAAAGATCTGGTGTTACTTCATTATTAACTGGTACGACCTCTGGAGATCGTAACATTACAAATCAATATACTTTAAATATAAATCACAAACCAAATTATTATGATTTTTCCTTCATACAAAGGAAAAAAGAGTTTGAAGCTCCTACAAACAAATTAAAAGTTGTATTTAAAAATTTCTTTGTGTCATCTGATGATACTGGAGATTTCTTTAACGCATCTAGTTATCCAACAGACTCTAAAAAATTAATTCCAATAGATCGCATACATGGAGTGTCTGTAAGTGATTTAATTGATATTAGACCAAGAGTTGCTCCATATAGTGTCTCATCAACATTATCTCCATTTGATTTTGCAGCAAGAACATTTTCAACAGGCACTAATGTTCCAGATCCTTTAGTTCCAGATGAAACTTTAATTGTATCCTACAATTACTATCAAGGTAGAAAAGATAGATTGTTTTTGAATAAAACTGGTGACTTTATATATCTTCAAGGTGTACCATCAGATGAACCAAGAGAACCACAATCAATAGGTGATGCAATAGAGGTTGCAAAAATATCGATGCCTCCATTTGTTGAGAATATCAATCAAGTGAGAATGATTCGTACTAATCATAAAAGATTTACGATGGCAGATATTGGAAGAATTGAGAAAAGACTTGATAGTGTGGAATATTACACAAGATTATCTCTTCTTGAAACAGATACTGCAAATCTAACAATCACTGATGCAAATGGATTGAATCGATTCAAATCAGGATTTTTTGTAGACAACTTTAAAAAACATCATGCTCATCAAATAGGACATCCAGATTTTTCCGCAAGCACTGATGCAAAACTTGGATATCTAAGACCTGGCCATTATACAACTTGTCTTGATTTAATCGTAGGTTCAAGATCATTTATAGGTATCGGAACTACTGCAAATCCAACTTTAGATATTAATCATATCACTGATGTTGACGGTGAAAATATTAAAAAAACAGGAAGACTTTTAACATTAGATTATAATGAGACAGAAATGTTGACGCAAGTTTATGCTTCAAGAGTTGAAAACGTAAACCCATATTTAATTGTTTATTATTCTGGTGACATGCGTATTTCACCAGATTCTGACATCTGGATGGACACAAAGAGGGTGGATGCTAATGTTACTGTGGACACTTCTCAATATGATTTAGCTATCGCATCTCTAGGTATCGATGAACAAACTGGATTTAGTGAAGTTAATTGGGGTGCATGGGAAACAAACTGGACATCTGAAGAAGTGCAAAGTACTTGGGAACAAGAAGCTACAAGTGAGAATGCAACTGTTGATATGTCAATGGTAGCGGGAGGTGCAGATATCAATGTTGAACATATTGCTAATTATGCAAAAGTTATTGAATTAAATGGTAAATGGGTTCCAAAAGGTGCTGGTAAAATTACTGGTGCTACTGTCACAGCTATAACTCAGTATGAAGATATTATAAAAACAACTGAACAATCAAGAGAGGGTATTCAATATAAAGTTACACCAACAGTTAATGAGCAATCTCTTGGAGATAGAACTTTAAGTCGTGATATTATTCCTTTCATGAGAAAGAGAAATATCGAGATCACAACTAATCGTATGAAACCTAGAACTCGATTCTATGTTTACTTTGATAATATTGATGTAACTAGATTTACAACACCAAAACTACTTGAAGTTAATATGACAAGTGGTGTATTCCAAACTGGTGAAACTGTAATCGCAAATGCAGGCCCTAATCCTTTTGATGCTTTCTCTCAAGCTAACTCTAAATTTAGATTTAGACTCGCAGCTCCAAATCATAAGGAAGGCCCTTATAATGCACCGACAAAAGTTCTTAATTTAAATCCATATGATAACGCAGCTGGTATCTCAACAGTTTATTCATCTTCATCCACAATTTTAAATGTAGATACTTTTAGTCTTGCAACTCAAGTACAAGGTACATTTTCTGGACATGTTGAAAGTGGAATGAAACTTATTGGATTGCTAAGTGGAGCTCAAGCGACAGTTACAGATTCAAGACTAATATCTGATACTTTAGGAAACTTAGTAGCTTGTTTTGAAGTTCCAGATCCAAATTTAGATGCAAATCCAAAATTTGAAACTGGTACAAAAACTCTTCGTTTAACCACAAGTCCAGTAAACTCCACAGTTGCTGGAACTGTAACTGGTTCTGCTGAAGCTAACTTCAAATCATTAGGTGAGTTAGATACAGTTCAAGAACAGGTATTAAGTGTCAAAACTCCTCAAATAGAAAGACTAACAACAGAGGAACAAAGAGTTTTAAATGAGAGAATTACGAGAAGAGTTGATTTAGGTGAGGGAGTAGATTTTGCTGCAGGCAGTGTTACACAAGTTGCAAGTGGTGTTCAGTATTATGACCCTCTTGCACAAACATTCCGTGTGGACGCAACAACTGGTGTCTTTATCACATCTGTTGATGTATTCATGCAGACTAAGGATGAAGAGTTACCTCTTACATTACAAGTCAGAACTGTTGAAACTGGATTACCGACATCTAAGATCTTACCATTTAGTGTTGTTAGTAAAGATCCAAGTGAGGTTAATGTATCTGAAGATGCATCTATTCCAACCACATTTACTTTTGAATCGCCAATCTATCTAACAGGTGAACAGGAATATGCTTTGATTCTTGTCACACCATCAGAAAATTATAACTGCTGGATATCAAGAATGGGCGAGGTTGACATATCAACTGCAAACTTACCAGATGAACAACAAGTTCTAATTAGTCAACAACCGTACTTAGGATCACTATTCAAATCACAGAATGGTACAACATGGGATCCAAGTCAGTATGAGGATATGAAGTTCACCATCAGAAGAGCAGTGTTTAATACAGAGCCCTCTGTAGGTAGATTCTTCAACTCAGAGTTATCAGAAGGTAATGATGAGATTCCATCTTTAGCACCAAATCCAATAACATCACTATCAAGGAAAGCAATTGTAGGATTAGGAACTACAATTGCTGGTGGTGCAACTTCACCTTTAGTTACTGGTTTAGTTCCTGGCGTTAAAATCACACAGTTTGGAAATTTAAACGCATCTGCAAATCTAGTTACGACTGCTGGTATTGCAACCATTAATGATGGTAAAGATCTTACAATTATTAATCCTGGCTCTGGTTATGAACCACCTAACGGAGTAAAGACTTACTCAGACATTCCAATGATCACTAGAACTGGAAGTGGTAGTGGAGCTATTGGTGATGTAACTGTTGTTAATGGTCAAATAGGTGTTGTTACATTCACGAATGGTGGTAAAAACTTTGCAGTTGGTGACACTCTCGGTATTGGAACATTAGGAACTGGAAATGCAAGAGCTGGTAGTGGTGCTGTAATTTCAGTCGGAGTTATCACTGCAACCAATACTTTAATTATTGATAATATTCAAGGATCGTTTGTGACAGGAGTTGGAACAATCGGATTTAACAATGGATCAACAGTTCTTGGACTTGATGGAAAGACTGGAATTGGAACAACAGTTGATGGACAAATTGGAAGTGCTGCGACAATTTCATCATTTGACATAGACTCAACAAATGATGGATTACATTTTAAAGTTAATCATAGATCTCATGGATTACATGCTTTCAATAATTTAGTTAAAATATCTAACGTTCAATCAGATGTGCCTGAAACTAAGTTAACCGCTGATTATGATAGAGATTCAACATCAGACATATCTGTTGTCACATCATCAAACTTTGATACATTTGAAGGAGTTGGAGTTGGAACAACAAACTATGGATATGCAATCATAGGTAATGAAGTTATATCTTATACTGGAGTTACGAATGGAGCAATTACTGGAGTTTCAACTAGAGGCATTGACAATACAACACAGTCAAGTCACTCATCAGGTGATGTAATCAAAAAGTATGAATTCTCTGGAGTTTCTCTCCGAAGAATTAATAAAACTCATGACATGAATAGTCCATCTGTAACTGTTCCGAATGATAAAGATTTAGATTTCTATCATATCAAGGTTGACATGAGTAGTGATGGTACAAATAGAAGTGGAGGAACTTTACCAGATCGCTTCTTCTCCTCTACAAAACGAGGTGGTGGAACTAGTGTGAACGCATCACAAAATATACAATTTGAAACTATTACACCAAATGTGGAATCAATGACACCGCCAGGAACATCTATCGGTGGACGTATAAGAACCACATCCGCAACAAGTATTGGTGGTGCAGAATTATCATTTACAGATCAAGGATTCCAACCTATATCTCTAAATTCACAAAATCATTTTGAGACACCAAGAATGGTTGCATCAAAAGTAAATGAAGACAGACAACTATCTGATTTGCCTGGAAATAAATCACTAACACTAGAGGTGTTAATGACCAGTAACAATTCAAATGTTTCTCCCGTGATAGACTTGGATAGAGTCAGCACAGTTTTAACCACTAATCGTATTAATAATCCTGTTTCAAATTTTGCAACTGATAGTCGTGTAAATCAAACTGGACAGGATCCATGTGCATCAACATATGTTTCTAATTTAATTCAATTAGAAAATCCAGCAACTGATATCACAGTTGAGTTTGCTGCGTACCGAAGATCCACCGCTGATATTAGAGTATTCTTTAAAACTATCGCAGAAGGATCAAGTGAAAATAGTATGGATGTTGATTTTGAATTATTCCCAGGCTTTGATAATATTGATCAAAACGGTAAAGTAATCAACATTTCTAATAATAGTGGAAGATCTGATGATAAGGTAAATCCTTCTATTGGAAATGAATTTAAAGAGTATGTCTTTAGTTCAAGAGAATTACCACCATTCACTAAGTTCCAAATCAAAATTGATATGGTTGGAACTGATCAAGCGAAACCACCATTTATTAAAGAACTCAGAGCCATCGCAGTTGCATAATGAAAAATTACACTCCAGTTGAGGGAAAGTCTGGATTTTATCGAGATTCAGAATCTTCAGCGATTATTAATAGAGATAAAAAAGCATATCTCAATTATATGAAAAGAAAAAAAGAGGTAGAAAACAAAAATGATGAATTAGATAAAATGAAAGAAGATCTTGATAATGTGAAGGGCGAACTTGGTGAAATTAAGGGTCTTTTATCTACTCTTGTTCAAAAACTAAATAATTAGAAAAATGGCACAACAGGTAATCACTTTTGATCCAGATGTAGCCGTTCCAATGGGTGTAAATCTAACCATGTTCTCTGGTGCTGATTTTAACACTACTTTTACAGTCAGAACTTCTGCTGGTTCAAGTATAGACTTTTCTAACTATACTGGAAGAAGTAATATAAAAAAGTCAGCGATTGGAACTGCAAATACTTTTGGTGTAACTCTTGGAGACACAGATGGAAAAGTAACTCTATCTATGGGTTCAACTGTGACTCGAAGTTTAGCTGAAGGTAGATATCTATATGATGTCAATGTAAGTTCTGGTTCTACTTTCTTTAAAATAATAGAAGGTAATGTGCTTGTCAGAACAGGTATTTCAACTTAGAGGTGAAGAATGGCTCAACCAAGTTCCAGAGAAGGATTAATAGATTACGCAAAGAGGCAGCTCGGATTTCCTGTCTTAGAGATTAACGTTGCAGATGAACAATTTCAAGATCTGTTAGATGATGCTATCCAAATATATCAGGAAAGACATTATGATGGCATCGCAAGGATGTATTTAAAATATAAAATTACACAGGATGATATTGATAGAGGACAAGCAAGAGGGGGAGATTCAACTTTAGGAATTACAACAACAACCACAACATCAACAGTTGGATTATCAACAACTTTTAATATAGAAGAGAATAATAATTATATACAAATGCCTCCATCTGTGATCGGAGTTAATCAGATATTTAAAGTTAGATCAGATACTGTTTATGATGGTTTGTTTAATATTCGTTATCAATTGTTTTTAAATGACTTATACGCATTTGGATCAATTGATCTTCTTCAATATGCGATGGTTCAAACTAAACTTGAAGATATCACTTTCTTATTAAATCCAGATGTGAGATATAGATTTAACATTCGTCAGGATCGTCTTTATATTGATGTTGATTGGGCACAAATAAACAAAGATGATTACTTTGTAATCGATTGTTTCCGAATATTAGATCCAGATGATTTTACAAAAGTTTACAACGATCAGTTTTTAAAGAGATATTTCACTGCGTTATGTAAAAGACAATGGGGACAAAATTTAATCAAGTTTCAAGGTGTTCAATTGCCTGGCGGTATTCAACTCAATGGTCGTCAAATTTATGATGATGGTGTTGCAGAATTAGCTGAGATAAGAGCTAAAATGGCAAGCGATTATGAAATGCCTCCACTTGATATGATTGGGTAATGTTAAATCCGTTTTTTCTACAGGGTTCTAAAGGAGAACAAGGTTTAGTTCAAGACTTAGTTAATGAACAACTAAGGATGTATGGCATCGAGTGCCATTATATCCCTCGTAAGTTAGTTACTTCTAGAACAATTATGAAAGAGGTAACTGAGTCTAGATTCGATCAGGCATTTCCTCTTGAAGCATACTTGATGAACGTTGATGGATATGCTGGATCAGGAGATATACTTTCAAAATTCGGAGTTCGAGTCACTGATGAAGCAACATTCGTAATATCTAAGGAGAGGTTTGAAGAAGCAGTTGCACCATTTTTAGAACAACAAGAAGATGATTATGAATTATCAAATCGTCCAAAAGAGGGAGATCTAATATTTTTTCCTTTGGGAAAAAGAATGTTTGAAATTAAATTTGTAGAACATGAGAGACCATTTTATCAATTACAAAAAAATTATGTCTACCAATTGCAGTGTGAATTATTTGAATATGAAGATGAAGTTATTGATACAAATGTTAACGTAATAGATGAGATTGTTCAAACCGAAGGTTACATAGCAAGATTAGTTTTATCAGGTATTGGTAGCACTGCAACTGCAAATACAACTCTTAACTTTGGTGCTGTCCAACAAATATTTTTACAGAATGATGGTTATGGATACCTTACTGCACCGACTGTTTCGATTAGCACATCACCTGGCGTAGATGCGACTGCGGTTGCAATCATGACATCTCGATCAGGTATCGGAACTGCAAAATCTATTGATAAAATTCTTTTAATCAATCCTGGCAGTGGATACATCGGAATACCCACTGTAACCGTGCCAGGCGCTGGTATAGCGACTGCTGGCATCACGACTCTAGGTTCAGTAGGTATTGTTACAATTACTTCTGGTGGTTCTGGTTACACCACAACACCAAATGTTGCGATTACTACCGCACCGTCAGGGGGAACTGATGCAACTGCTGAGGCAGTGATGGTTGGTGGAACGATCAGTGCAATCAGAATCAGTAATGCTGGTAGTGGATATACATCTGCACCTACGATTACAATTGGTGCTGCAACATCGATAGGAGATGGTGATTACATATTTAATGAGACGGTTCAAGTATCTTCAGATTCTTCAGAAACTGCAAGAGTTAAAGTATGGGATGCAGGGTCTAGAACTCTTGATGTTAGTCTCTTAACTAAAATGGAATTTCAAGTGGGTGAGAAGATCAAAGGTCTTGAGTCTGGTGCAGAATATGTGATACTATCAGTCGATTATGATACACCAAATGACTATCCAAATTCACAGTATAATGCAGATCAATATAACGATAATGCAGATTTTGAAACCGAGGCAGACGCCATTTTGGACTTCTCAGAAGGCAATCCGTTCGGAACATTCTAAATAGTTAGAAAGCTTTGATATGTTAGGTACTTATTTCTATCATGAAATATTAAGAAAGACGGTTATCGGTTTCGGTACTCTCTTTAATAATATTAACATTCGACACAAAGATGCGAGTGGGACAACTTTTAGTGTCTTGAAAGTGCCATTGGCTTATGGGCCGATGCAGAAATTTTTGGCAAGAATTCAACAACAACCAGATTTAGATAGAGAGACAGCAATAACTCTTCCTAGATTGTCTTTTGAGATGCAGGGATTACAATATGATCCAACTCGTAAGACTGGAATAGCACAAACATTTCTTACAAGAAATGGAACAAACGCAAAGAAAGTTTATATGCCTGTTCCATACAATATTGGATTTGAACTTAGCATTATGGCAAAGTTGAGTGATGATGCATTACAAATATTGGAACAGATTGTTCCTTATTTTCAACCATCATTTAACATCACCGTAAACTTAATTAGTTCTATTGGTGAGAAGAAAGATATTCCAATAGTTTTAGAGAGCATTAATTACAGTGATCAATATGAAGGTGGATTTGATTCTCGTAGAATATTAATTTATACGTTATCGTTTACTGCAAAAACTTACCTCTTTGGCCCTGTTGCAGATAATCCAGAGGGTCTTATTAAGAAAGTTGATGTTGATTACTACGCTAGCACTAATATCAAAACCGCAAAACGTAATATTCGATATAGTGCAACACCAACTGCGAAGAAAAATTATGATGAAGATCAGGCAACAGTTGTTGATGGTGCAATCTCAGATAAGGTCACAACCTTCAAAGTGAGTGCAACCACTGATTTAGCTGCAAATCAAAGAATTATTATTGATACTGAGATCATGTTTATCAGAAGTATCAGCGGTCAGAACGTAACTGTCTACCGTGCATATGATAATACAATCGCTGCTAAACATGAACATAATGCTGCGATTGGTGTTCTAAGTGCAGTTGATAATACATCAATTGAATTTGGTGATGATTTTGGATTTGATGAAATGACATCATTCTTCGCTGATGGTAAAACATCAAGTCCATCTCAAGGAATAGACGTATAGGAGAGTTATGAAAAATTTTGATTCTATCGAGGAAGCACTTAACGTTGATACAGAGGTCGTTGAAGACAATAAGATTGAACCTCGAAAGAATCAACTAAAAAAGGATGATAAAAATGATTCTGAAAAGGACTATGAATATAGTCGTGCGAATTTATATTCATTAGTTGAAAAAGGACAAGAAGCAGTAAATGGTATATTAGAATTAGCACAGGAGTCTGATTCCGCAAGAGCCTACGAAGTCGCTGCAACTACAATCAAAGCAGTTGCAGATACAACGGACAAACTCATTGACTTGCAACAGAAGATGAAAGATCTTGAACAAGATCCAAACAAAGGCCCTACTAATGTTACAAATGCGTTATTTGTAGGTTCAACAGCGGAGTTATCAAAATTAATTAAGAATCAAAATAAAGATGATAAATGAAATCTCCAGAACTCACAGAATTTTTTAGTCTTTTAGGAAAGGCCAAGAAAGAGAAGAAAGAGGAGTTTGATAATCTTCTCAAGGAAGCAGACATTAACCTTGATGTCTTAACTTCGACTGTGGTTACTGGAATTAAGGAAGCAAAGGTAAATATAAAAAAACAAAAAAAGAAAGAAGAAAAGTTAATTGAACAATTAGATTCAATAATTGATGTAATTGAAAGTCCAAAAGAAGTAAAGGATATCACAGAACCAGCTGTCACTGTGGGTGTGCCTGAAGATTTTGATATTTCGACTTTAGAAGACTCTGATGATAATCCATCATTTGAGGTTGTTGATCTCATCAAACCAGAACCGATAAAAACACCAGAGATTAGTGACACAGTTGCGAAAGCAATTAAATTTATTGAAGAAACAAATTTAAAAGAAGAAATTGAAAATTCAGATGAGACAAGTGTAGATAATCTCAAAGCAGAAATCAAACAAGTAAGAGATATACTATACAAAGTTCTTGCACATGGGCCTGGATCTGGTGAAGTTAATCTTTTAAAACTTGATGATGTTGATGAGGATTCTGCAAAGGTAGATGGTAAGTTTTTAAAATATGAATCATCTAGCGGTAAGTTTGTGGGTGCAGATGCCAGTGGCGGTGGTGGTGGTGTTGGTGCAAACGATAGTGTCAATACAACTGGTATTATAACTGCTGCACAGTTCTCAGGATTTAGTCATCTGATTGCACCATATTCATCAACAAAGACAATTACAGTTAAGGTTGCAAGTAAAGTAGACGGAGAACACAGATACTATGGAACAGGTAGTGGTCAAGGATATGTTTTAGATAATGTTCAATCACCTTTCTTAACTCTTACGCCTGGTAGAACATATCGTTTTGATGTGTCAGATAGTTCAAATAGTAGTCACCCATTTCGATTTTATCTTGATGCTGCAAAGGCAACTGCATATACAACAGGGGTCACTGTAGGATCAGGTTATGTAGATTTAGAAGTTACAGATTCTACACCAACTGTTCTTCACTATCAGTGTTCATCTCATGGTTACATGGGAAATGCAGTACAGGTAAGTTCAAGCAATGCAATTCAATTAAACAGTCAAGCTGCATCATATTATCTTAACTATAATAATTTTACTAACACACCAACAATACCAAGTAATAATAATCAACTGACAAATGGTGCTGGATATATTACAACTTCATTTACTAGTTACAATCAATTATCAGACACTCCAACCATTCCGTCAAATAATAATCAACTAACGAATGGTGCTGGATATATTACGACTTCGTTCACCAATACTAATCAACTGACGAATGGTGCTGGATTTATTACTGCGAGTGATAATATTACAGGAACTTCTGCTGGATTAACAGGAACACCAAGTATTACGATTAATGGACTGAATGCAGCAACTGGAACATTTAGTGGAAACGTCACTGTTGGTGGTGTCTTAACGTATGAGGATGTAACAAATGTAGATTCGATTGGGATAGTCACCGCAAGAGCTGGTGTTTTAGTTGGTAGTGGTATCACACTTAGTAAAGACGGTGATATATTTGCAACAGGTATCACAAGTTCAACTAAAGTTCATGTTGGTGTAGATACAGGAGTTTATGATGAAGATTTAGTTGTTACTGGAAATGCCAGAGTCACTGGTATTTTGACGATTGGTACAGGTTCAATTGTTCTTGATCCAACTGCAAAACAACTTCGTGGTCTTGAAGAAATTGTAATCGGTATCGCAAACACAATCACAATCAAACAAGATTCTAAAGGTGAGATTGAATTTACTGACGCAGTTGGAACTCCAAAGTCAGTTGGAATCGGAACTACAGTATCAATCAATACATCAGGTATCATAACTGCGACAACTTTTGTGGGCGGCTTTACGGGTGACTTAACGGGAACTGCACAAAGCGCCGTCACTGCAACAAATGCTTTGACATTGGGCGAGTTAGCTGGATCACATTATCTTAACTATAATAATTTTACTAATACACCAACCATACCCTCTAATAATAACCAACTTACTAATGGTGCTGGTTTTATTACTGGGTCTGCCCTGAACGCATCAAACTTAAATTCAGGAACAATACCAGATGCAAGATTTCCATCTACATTACCAGCAATATCTGGTGCAAACTTAACTGGTATTGCAGTCACTGACAATATCAGAACAAATACAAACGCAACTTTTCTACAGAATGTAAACGTATCTGGAACTACAACTGCGACAACATTTATTGGTGATTTGACAGGTGATGTAACTGGTGACGTTACAGGAACTGCATCAAACGCCACATTGGCAGTCAGCGCTCAAGGTTTAACAGGTTCTCCGAGTGTTACAGTTACAAATGTAAACGCTGTTGATGCAATTATTAGTGGTAACTTATCTGTTGCTGGAACTATCACATCTTTAGATCAAAATGATATTCTTGCAACTGGTATCATCACTGCATCATCTGGTGTCGATCTTGGAGATCCAGGCATTGTCACACTTTCAAGTGATACTTTAACAACTACATCTACTAGTGCGGATACAATATCAAGCGTTTCTGCAACAGTTAATCGTTCTGCGACTTTCCAAGTTCAAGTCACGAGGGGAACTCAATATCATATGACAACAATCAATGTGATTCATAATGGAACAGTTGCGTTCATGAGTGAGTATGGAACGATTCGGACAGGTGCAGTTCTTGCCACATTTGATGCTGACATTAGTGGGGGTAATCTACGACTTCGTGCAACGCCTACGTCTGCCGATTCTACAGTCTTTAAGTTATCAAAGACTGTAATAAAAGTATAAATACATTTGAAGATACGATTCATTCATGGCTAAGAAGTGTCCGCCAGGCAAATATTACTGTTTCACAGATAAGAAATGTAAGAAGATACCTCTTGGGTATCGTATAGGAGCTCGTGGGTATCTTGCAAGAGATACAAAGGATGATGATAGCGAAACAAAGAAAAATGGTAACGGAAGTTCTAACGGAAATGGGAACGGCGGGAATGGCGCTGGAAATGGTAACGGTGGTGCTGGTGGTAATGGTGGTGGTAATGGCGGTGGCGGAATGGGTGAATCGATAGTTT